GGCCGGCTGGCTTCAGCACGTTCTCATAGAACGGCTGAATGGCCTCACCCCACGCATCATCAACAGCCCATTCCTTGACGCCACCGTAAAGGTTCTGAACGTCGCCGGCAAAGTCCTGCTGGAAATACGGGATGGCCTGCTGCGTTGTGAAGTCCATCATCTGGTTCCCCAACGCGTCTAGTTGTCCCCAACCAGCCCGACCCAGATCGGCGGCCTGACCGCCCAGATTCGTTAGCTGGCTGCCACCCCACTTGGCGACATTCTCTCCCTGTGCCCGCAGATAGTCCTGCAAGTCCCCCAACTGACCCAGCCCAGCCTGACCCAGATCGGCGGCTTGACCGCCGAGATAACCCAAAGCATCCATGCCGTACCCTGGGAGCCTTTGACCAAACCGGCCCGTAGCGTTAAGAGCGTCTTCGAGACCCCAGTTGCTGTAAATGTTGTCGCCGAAATCGCCAGCTAGCTGACCGGCCTCCTGCCCCAGATAGCCGAGAGCAGGAGCAGTCACATCCGTGAACAGGTTGCGGTTTACGTCGTAGTAGCCGCCGAGAAGATCACCGACGGCTTCACTGAGATCCCCCTCGGTGAGGTTCCCCCACGCATCCATACCGGCACCCTTCAGGCGCCCTGCCTGGTCGGCAGCCCAACCGGCAGCATCCCCTAAACCCCCAACGAAGCCCGACCCGACTACATCGTCACCAAAGTTGTAAACCCGATCCTGCATTCGATCCCACCAACCACCATTGGGATCACCCAATGTTGGTTGCTGGCTTTGCAGAGCCGCCACCATCTGGGCCAGCTCCGCTTGGGACGGACCCGTTCGGCCACGCAACTCGCTTCGCACAGGTGGTGCCCACTCACGGTCCATTTCGGAAGCCGTCAACTGGTCGAAACCTGGAATCGAAGTTCGATCAGGAAATCCTGTAGCAGCACCTTGAAGGAAATCCCACATGTCCGCGGCACCGGTGCCCTGGGCGAAAGTATCCCAGACGCTGCTGGCAGCGTTGCCAGGAGCACTACGGATTCGACTACCAATGTCGTAAGGAACGCCGAACTGGTTACTTACGTCACCCCAGTTAGGGTTCTCCTGCCAAAGCCCTTCACGGTCTCGTTCAGAATCTGAAAGATCATCGAGGAACCCCATTAGAAAATCTCTCGAATCTGCGAAGCCAACTGCGCCCGACGCTCCGCACCAGACAACGCATCATTCAAACCACTCTGAGCAAACTGGCGCTCCGCACCAAACTGCTGCGCCGCCAACTGATTCAACGCATCCTGCATACTCAACTCGGTACGCCCAGCACGACGCAACTCATCGGCATAAGAACGCCCCAAAGCCCGCTGGAACTGCCCCGAATCGAGCATCCCCCTACGATTCAACTGCCCAGGGATACCACGCCGCATATCAGCAAACTGGCGTCCCAAATCATCCAACGACACCGCCCTCTGACGTTGCACAGAATCCCGCTGATAACCCACACCACCCAACGCCGACTGCAAATCAGCGAAACGCTGACCGCTGGTACCCCCCCCGAATGTAGGCGTCGCAAAGTTATTGAACGAAGGCGATGCCTGACCACTCAACCCCCCATAGGTGGCGGACATGGTGTTGGCACGCGTCGGATACGGGTCTTCAGACCTGCCCGTCATCGCGTAGTTGACCGCCATCTGCTACCTGCGTGCTTGAGGAACGGGCATGTTGGCCTGTGGCGCCGGCCGTTGGCCGCCGCCTCCGCTCAAGGCCCGTACAAGGTCTTCGATCTTCACCACGGGTGGCCTGCCGCCACCCATCGGTGGCCGTCCCATCGGTGGCCGTCCCATCGGTGGCCTGCCGCCCCCCATCGGAGGACGCTGACCGCCCCGCTGGGGGCCACCCATCGGTGGCCGTCCCATCGGTGGCCTGCCGCCACCCATCGGAGGACGCTGAGGCCCACCACCCTGACCACCGAAGAACTGCGCCATCAGCAACTCCAACAACTCGGGAGGTATCTGCCCACCGCGAGACCTCTCACCCATTGATTCATCGAAACGATCAACTGGCCCCTGCCGGCGCATCCCCCCAGAGGGGCGACCACGGTGGGATGACGGAAGAAACCGATCCATGTTTCCAGGCGTGCTGAACGGTAGGTCGGGAATGTTGTAAGCCATTACGCCCACAACCCAGGCATGTTAGAAACCAAAACCTTCTTAGTTGCAGTCCCATCAGTGTCATAGATCACGACATAATCGGTCACAGCGACCGTCGTACCCAGAGCCGTCAGATTGCTCGCATCAAGAGTGAGGGTCACAGCGCCAGTGCTGCCGCCACCCTCCAGCCCCGACCCTGCAACCACATCAGTTATGTCACCAGTCGAAACCTGATCCACAACCCTCTGTGCAATCCGATTAAGTCCCATGCCTATGCTCCGAAGTAGGTTACGAAAATGGTGGAACTAGAACTAATACGAATGAACTTGACAACACTCAAGTCGTCATTCACCAGCTCCAGCGTGCTGTAAGGATTCAAATAGTGACCAACAGATGATGTGGGGGTACCCCACCTCACCCTGATCGGTTCAGCACCGTTCGTGATCATCGCAGCAACAGCATTCGTGGCGATAGACGCCAACCCGATTGCTGTCCCAGCGACAACCAACGACTCGTCACCTAGTTTGCGCCCCATTTCTGAGGCTGCTCGTCTAATAGCCATGTTTGCTCCTACGGCTCCAGGGCCGCTACGCGTGTCTCGAGGTCATCGAGCTTCTCTTGGACTTTGCGAAGTTCGTACTCAATAGATAGGGAGTTTGGTCCCACAAACCTGTGAGTCGGCTTGTACACGACTGTAGGCATCAGTCCTCCCAGAAGGATTGCTCGTTCTGCATTAGCAGAACACCAACCGAATCCATGACACCATCAAGAGTCGTGTTGATGCCATCCACCTCAGCCCACACTTCTTCCAAATCCTCACTCACATCCACCACACGGGCAAAGGACTGCATGTCCATTGTGTCCTCAATGGAGGCCACTGTTGCTTCCAAATGGTCGATGCGTGCCACCAGGCGGGCAGAGGACCATGTGACAGCGCCGACGATTACTGCCACAGACATAATCAGCCCGACCGCGACGGTGGGGATTTTGACTTGGCGAACATCGGTCGGCTGATCCATTACTCAGTGATCTCAACCCATAGCCACGTTTCCGTATCAAGAGTCCAGTTTCCCTCTGAGGGTTCTGGAGAATAAAACACATCGGCATCAGGGTCGTAGATGCTGCCGATCCCCGCATAGTTGAACCTCAGAGCGGTACCGCCGTCGGGTCCATCGTCGTTGTAGTGGACGTTGCCTTTCGTCCAGTACGAGGTCTGAAGCCATGTTCCACCGAGGCCAAGGTCGTCGGCCATGTATCCCTGTCCACGGTGTTCCTGCTCATCGGGGACAACCAGTACCCGAAGAACAGTGTTCGTTGCGTCCATCTCAGCGAAGTGTGCCATCGTCGCCTCCTACTGGTACTGGTAGCGGACTGTGACACGCCCACTACCGCCGTCCGTGTTGGTTCCTCCGACCGCCCCACCAGCCCCACCGCCCGTGTTCGCTGTCCCCGATACTCCATTGGTAATCGCGCCGCTGAAAGCCCTGCTGCTGCCAGCACCGCCGCCTCCTGCGCCACCAGCGCCGCCAGTACCAGTATTTGGTGCTACTCCGCTCTGCGAACCACCACCACCACCGCCAGCAAAGGTTTCGTTGGAACCCAATCGGTAGTCGTTTGTTGCGCCAGCGCCACCTACGCCCCCGTAGCCGCTCCACCCAGCCCATGAAGCGTTGCCCCCGACGGCACCCTTGCCACCACCAGCACCGCCCATGTAGGCACCCGAACTGATGGCTTCTATCCCGCCAGCGTTGCCCTGACCAGCGGTACCTGCACCACCCGTGCCGCCACCGCCACCACCTGAGCCACCGACTCCCGCGAACTTACCGCCACCAACCGAAGCAGTACTGAAAGCAAGGGCACCATCTAGAGTCGTAGTGTTACCTGGCAGGTTCCCTGACCCGCCAGCACCAATAGTGACAGTGTAGGTAGTTGCTGCCGCCGTAGCACTTTGAACCTGCATCCCGCCAGCACCACCGGCGCCCCGCGTGGACGATCCGCCACCGCCAGCGATACTGAGAACATCGACCGCCCCGCCAGTTGAGAAGACCAGCGACCCAGAAGCGGTAAATGTGTGCGCCTTGTAGTTGCCGTGGGTGGTGATCGTGCCGCCCGTAGCGACAGGGAACGGGGCATGGGTCGTGAGGCTTGGCGTGTTGCCGTCTGCACCAGCACCTGCCTCGTTGATAGCAGCCACGGTAAAGGAGTACGAAGTGCTGCCCGTCAGACCCGTAGCGCTGTAAGTCGTGCCCGTGGAACCAGTGTCAGCCACCAGCACCGAGCCGTCCTTCTTGATCTGGTAACCAGAAACCGTCCCGCCGCCAGTGTCCGATGGAGCCGACCACGACAGAGCGATAACCGTGTCGCTGGGCGAACCCGCAGCCAGCGACAACGTGCCTGGCGCACCTGGAACAACGATGCCGCCCTGGCCGGCGACCGCAGCGAGAAGGAAAGACATCTAACCGAGGTTCCCAATCAGCGACCAAGCATTCGTGCCGATCTTGATAGCAGCCACACTCGTATACCTGTCACCTACAGTCAAAGTCGAATCCTTCGACGTGACCGTGGCACCAGTACCCGCAGCGAACGTAAGCGTTCCCGTTCCGTTCCGCTCATAGAAGATATTCGTACCGATAGCGAACGCCTGAGCAGAGTTCTGTGGCAGAGTGACCACCGCCGTAGCGTGCGTTGAGAGAACATACTTGTTCTCATCCCCGAGAGCGGGAGCGATAGCAGCGCCAGAGTCAGTTGCAACATTCAGGTGAGAAGTCAGGTTGCCGGTCACCGTCAGATCATCGGCAATCGTGACGTTGCCGTCAGCCACATCAAGGGCCGTCTGGCCGTTGGTGCCGGTGATCGTCAACTTCTCCTCTGACGAGTCCCAAACCATGTTGTCGCCAGCGGTATCCGAATGGAATGTCACATCCACCCCGACACCATCGGACCCTGTTACAAGAGCTGCATCGACAGCGAGAGTGATCGTCGGGACCGGCCCCGACGCTGAGGAGATGTCTATATTTGTGCCAGCTGTCAGACCAGTCAGGTCGCCAGTCGTGGGCGCAGACCAGATCAAGCCCGTACCAGTAGTCGAATCAGCGGTAAGAACGTAAGTGTTGGTACCAGCGGCCAAACGGGCAACCGTGTCGGCGGCGGTACCGACTATAAGGTCGCCCAGCGTGGTCACCACATCCATGGGAGGGCTTACTGCCCACTTGAGGCCCGTCGCCTCAGTCGAATCGGCGGTCAACACATGAGTATTGGTGCCCACAGCCAGTCGAGAAACGGCATCAGCGGCAGTCGCCGCGATAATGTCGCCCTTAGCGTCAACGATGTCCTTCTGAACGACACCAGGTGTGGTGTTGACGAACGCTTCGACATCATCAAAGTTCTGGTTCATGTCCGCTGCGACGATGGTCGTCCCAGCGGAGAATGAGTTAGTAACGGCCAGTGTTGCCATTTATCTGAGCCTCCTAGGCGTGTAGGCAAAAGCCAAAGCGTTCATTTCCCAATGGTTGTTGGAAGTTGGACCGCTTACTTTCACACTTATAGATTTCGCTGTCCCGAGTGTGGGCAGATTCAGCACCACAGCGGTGAGATCACGCGAGATCGCATCCCACGCCGCCCAATACGGCGACGTGTCATCACCGTCGTCCCATTTCGCTGTCCCCCACAACGAAGTAGACGTTTTCCCCGAAATGCTCACAGTGAAACTGCCAGTGGCAGCAGACTTGTCGTAATCCTTGAAAACCGAGACAGGCAACGAAATAGTCGCCTCAGCAGAGGTGACCATCCTCGGCCGACCCCATCGTTTCTTCACAATCGGATTCTTGCCCGACACCCACCGTGTAACGAAATACGACGAAATGTGCGTTTCCGCAGAAGACGCATACCGGTCTGTGGACCGGTTCTGTTCGTCTTCAACGTCGATCAACACGCCCGTGTTGGCGACACACGCCCCGTAAACGGTTGAAGAATCATTCGGTGGCCGGTACGAATACATGGCCGCAGCATCAATATCGGTCGTCACCCAGGCGCCGCCGGCAATCGTCGGATCGTAAATCAACGTCCGACGGGTCGTTGACCCGCCCTCCGTCCAGTCGACCGAAACGTACAGCTTGTTGTTTCCCCATCCGAGCTGCGGGTTCATGGCGAACGAGATGCGCCCGTCGTCCACAGCCGGCGACATCTTGTCGAAGATCCAGACGAACCCCTCACGGTTGTACAGGTAGGCGCCCTGGTCGGCATACCAGAAGAACACCCCGAACGGGGTCGCTACCGGCGACGACAACGGAACCGACCCGACATCGTTGCTCAACGTCACAACCTGGAAAGAATCAGAATCGAAGCCGAACACGGCATGCACACTGTTCGACTTGAACACCAGCAGGCGGTCACCCATCGGGCACAGGCCCGTGATGTAGTCGCCGTGGTCGCCCTTGTCGATGTCGACATAGTCGGCCGCCGTCCACGTTTCAGGATCGTTGGCGTTCGACCATCGCAAACGGTACTTGTGGTTCGTTCCCGATTCGTAGGTGTTGGCAACCCACGCAAAGTTGTTCCACGCTGCGATGTACTGGGCCTGCGGCATGTTGCCACCAGACCCGAACGTGACCCCCAGATCAGTCGCCGTGGACCCATCCCACTTGAAGCACACCTGGTCGTAAGACACCCCGTAGGCAACATTGTTCATCGTCACCCCGTACACGCGGCTGCCGTCCGTGCGAGAAGTAATGCCGGTCAGGTCGGTGAAGTTCGCCGTCGCGCTGTGGGCGACCTTCGTGCCATAGTTGACCATTACCTGATTGGTGCCGCTGTCGGTGTGCAACGCCCAGATGCCCTGGATGTCGTCACTCAACGCCGTCGTGTTCCTGCGGTCCACACCATCACGTTGGCGAATCCCGCCACGCGGATCGACAAGGACGTTGAGAAGGTCGGGGGATTCGTTCTCGGCCAGATTGAACTGATCGGAACGAAGATTCAGGCCACCCGTGAAAGCCTCAAGGGCCTCAAGTTTCCAAGTAGTGGAGGCCACCTACAGCTCCCACGAATAACGCAACCGATCTC